CCACGGTTGGACTCGCCAGCAACTCAAAGGGCTGCCAGGGAAACAAAACAAACCCCAGGCCTTCTTGGATATGATTCCTGGTGACCATGATGTGCGCGGGGGTTTCGAGTACCATGTTACCGCTACCTTGGAATAATGGTACGTCAGCAATCACAAGGTCCTCGTTGTTCAATACGAACAAGCGCGTGTTGTTATTGGACTGTGGCGGCATGAGTTCCCTTTAGTTCGATCAAGTATTGTTGAAAGGGGAATTTCTCGTCGTGGTATATTTGTGTGCGTATCGTGAAATGCTTGAGCAAAAAATTCTGATGTTTCCCGATTCGCAGGTCGTCCACCACATCGAACAGTGTGGCCTTTGTTTTGCTATCTGTCGTGCGGAGCCCGCGCCCTATGGATTGGAGGTTGCGAATCTTGGACTTGGACGGAGCCGCGAAAATCACGTTATGAAGATTCTTGATATTGATACCCGTGCTGAACGTGCCATACGATGCGACCACAATGGCGTCCTCACTCACCTCGGTGATTTTTCGAATGTCCTCGCGGTCCTCGGTTTCCACGCCACCATGCACAAAGAACACCGGTCTCCCAGTAGCCGCCAAGGCAGCAATGTCCTCGTAGAGTGGTTTGCCATGTTTTTTGACTAACTGGAATAGAATGAGCGTGTTGCCTTTCAATGACAGCGCAAGGTTGCGAATAAACTTCGCACGCCCTGGATGCTGCACGACCGCCTCGTATTCCTCAGGGTACGATGATTTTCTCAGTTGAGCGCAGATTTCTTTGGGGTACTTGAGGACCAGGCACTTGATATCGAGGTTTGCTAGGTGTCCAGAGGTCATGAGTTCCTTCGTGGTAACGGGTTGCGTCACAGGACCAAAGTGCCCTTCGAGCACCAATTTATGAACCTTCGCGCCGTCCAATGTTCCTGTGGTGCCAATTCGCACGTCAGCCTTCGTCAGATTGCCCATGATATCTGTCAACGACTTGGCTTTGAACTGGTGCGCCTCATCCCCGATGACAAAATCGAATTGCTTGAGATAGTCCGGGCCCTGTCTATGGAGCGACTGCCACGTTGAGATCGTGAGAAAGTGCTCTGTGTACTTTTCCTTTCCCGAATAGATGCGATGGACATACCGATCAGAGTCCCACCCATAGTCTTTGAAGTCTCCAAACAATTGCTCGACCAATGAGGTCGTCGGCACGATGACCACACCCCTGAGGTGTGTGAGATGGAGGTATCGAACGATCAAATAGATGATCAGCGACTTACCAGAAGCCGTTGGGCTCACGACCAGCAAACGTTTATTTCTAATGCTTTTCGCAAAGGCCTCAATCTGATAATCTCTGGGCACATGAGGTAATTTTAGCGAATCCGCGAATGTCTGAGCTTCTAACAACGAAAAGTTGGTCGTCAAGAGGAGTGCCTCGTCGATCACGAGTTTGTATTGTCGCTCGTCGGCAAATGTTTTGAGGTAACCCACCAATCCACCGGGCAACGTGCGAGTCTGAAGGTTTGCCAGGTGCAGCTTGCCGTCCCAAAATTTCTTCCTGAACGCTGGCATATACTGAAACCCTGGCACGTAGAACGAAAAGAAATCCCAAATTTCCTGTGCAACTCCCCGTTCACAGTCAAACTTGACAAAGGCCTCGTTGAGTTTGGTCAGTGTAATAATTTCCATTATGCTTTGACGGCGTATCCCTCTGAAATCATCTGCTGATTCACGTTGTTGGTGCCGGTAGCATAGATCACACCCAGAACTCTTCCGTACTTCTCGAATTCTTTGTTGAGTGTCGTTCTGATAACAAGTGGCGCAACCAACAACTCGGTGAGTTTCGCCTTTGCTACCGGTCCCTCAACAGTTCTCATTTCGGGTGCGTTGATCCCCGCCAATCTCACCTTTGCGATATAGTGCAGATTGAACCCAAGGTCAATATCAGCCTCAATGGTATCTCCGTCGATGACTCGAATAACTTTAGCGTTGTATTCCCACATGGTATCCTCCTAGTGTGTTCCTTGAATAAACAATTCCCAACGAATAATGTCTTTCAGTTGGTACGTGCGGTTACCCAGTTCCTTGAGAATGGATTCGCAGATGTTGACGACCTCATCGTGGACATGGAGCACTTGACTGGCATTGGACAGGTCTTTATCCGCGTCCATATAGGTGGCGAGGTCGCCCTTGAGTGTAAAGGGAAATGGGGGCCATCCGTATTTGTCTAGACTGTCTTTGTCCAAGCGGCCCGCATAATATTCATATTTCAATCGTCGCAATTTGGCCGCTTTTCGTTCACCCTCTTGAAGGGCCCGTCTGTGTTTGGAAAGAATCAGGAGATACTTTGAATGGAGTGTGGGAATCTTTTGAAGTTCCGCTGAGGGTTCCAAGCGATTCATTACAGAGTCTTTTTGCCATTCAGTGAGTAGCGCGTCCACTTGCTCGATTGAAGGTTTGGTGGTATCGAGGATCATAATGAGATATTATAACAGAGTTGTAAAGGGTTGTCAACAGTTTTCTATCTCATAAATGTCAAATCTGAATGTGGCATCGGCCGTCATGGGTTCCTCTGGTGAAGCGGTAGCGGAAAACAGCACGTCGGTAAGTGAGATGGGGAAGCAATTGAGAAATTTGATGCGTATCTGTGGATTCTGTTTTGAATCCAGGATTGACAATGTTGCATCGGAGAACTGGGGTGTCACGGCACCGAACACACCCGGTCGCTTATCGAGGTTACGATACTCGGTAAAGTCTTTCGGGAACGTCATGCCCCGCATCCAGGTATAGACCTCTTTCCAGCCGAAAAGGTCCTCGTCCACCAGGAACGTAAACGAGAACGGATTGATGATCAGCTTGTCGCCCGGTGAATAGAGGTCGATGAACGGGGTCTGCCTTGGGGCTTCTCCCAATGAGAGACCCGGCAAGTTCACCGATTGAACCCAGTATTCGATGTTCGGGAGCGAGACAAAGGTGACCACGAACTTGTTGGGGTGCAGGAGATTGGGGTTCGCTGGTGTATGGGGTATGCTGGGCAACGCCATGTTATAGATTCTCCTTCTTTATGGGCTCATTTGTGGTGGTGCAGTAGGTATACATGGTCTTATCATCTGGGTAGGAAAGCTGCATGTCACGGAGAATACGGGCCGCCTCAGATTCACACTCCTCCATGGTCGCGTAGTCGGGGCCGAATCTGTTGACGTTGTGGTGCTCCATGATGCTGGTAGAGACCGCCCCAGGACCCATGGGTATGAGTGCGAGCCAGAGAAAGAAATGAAGGACCATGAAACTCCTTTAGAATACACCCCCAGAACGAACAAAACGGGCTTATACGGGCACTTTGAGGATGATCTGATACATTCTACAGTATTTAGGAAGGAATGTCAAGCCAAAAAAATGGGGGCCCCTTGTGGAGACCCCCATCTTTGCTGTTGCGCTGGTTGTCCAGACAACAATTAGGCGATGTTTGCTACCTTGAATGTGCGGTAGTAAACGTTGGAACGCACGTTGAGTGCGCCCAAGCCCTGAGTGAGACCTTCTGCGAATGGGTTGGCGACAAGCCCGTAGCGTGTCTTGAAACCAATCTTCGGCTGGAAGGTGTTGGTGTCGATGGCACGGACCATTTGGAGCGGAACGTATGGGCAGTAGAAGAGTCCTGCGTCATAGGCGTTCGTTCCCTTGTATCCGACAACCACAAACTCCTGTGACTGGGCGGCTGGGAAGTAAGGGTCAATGTAGACCTTGAAGCGACCCAAGAGCATACCTGCGTAGGTGTTGCCTGTGTCGTCTACGTTCAGGTTCACGTTGTTGGCCAACGCGCCTGCGTAGTCGAGCAATCCGGCGAGCGCGAAGGCTGACGCGACATCTGACGAGCAGATGACCACGTTGCCCTTGCCACGACGAGTTTGCTTGGCGATGGTGTTCGCTTCACGCTCAAGCTGGAAGCCCAAGCCCTTGATCTTTTCCACCATCCAACGTCCGTTGGAATCAGTGTCGAGGTCGAAGGTTCCGACTGCGGTGGTTCCGACTTGGCAACCCACGCGAGCTACGGAGTAAATGGTGCGAATAACTTCGCGGTTGATTTCTGAGAGCACTTCGGCTGAGAGGATGTTCGACAACTCGGTCTCTGCATCCAATCCGTGAACTGCCTTCAAATCCTGTGCCAATTCAAGACTGTATTCAGCCTTCAATGCACGGGTCTGTGCGGTAACGGTGACTTTCTCGATGGAGAAGGCCATTTCTTGGAATGCGTTGTTGCCCGAGGCACCCAAACCTTCCGCGGCGGCCGTAGACATACCCACTCCAGGGTTCACTGGGGTCGCAAAGACCGCTGCAGTGTTACCTGAGGCAGTGAGTGTCAAGGCTGTTTGGGCTGCTTGTGCACCCGACCAACCTGTGTTGGCTTCGTTGTAGAACGCTTCATCGAGGCGTCCCAAGGTTGCGTTGGCATACACGGTACGCATGGCGAAGATCAATCCCGTAGGACCGGTCATCGGCTGAACACCGCAGATGTCGTAAGCAATGAGGTTAGGGAGTGAACGACGGACCAAGGAGATAAGAATTGGATCATATCCCGCCATTGGACCCGCTGCTGCTGCCGCACCCGTCAAACCACCGCCTGTTGCGTTGATTGGGGCTGCTTCGGAGAGCATTCTGGCTTCCGCCTTGAGGGCGACTTCCATGTTCTCTAGAACGACTGCGGTAACTGCACGTCGGTACTTGTCTGTGATCTTAGGCAAACCCTCGTGGTCGAGGACTGGTGCCCATTTCTTTTCGAGGTTTTCTGATAAAAACATTGTCATACTCCTTGTGAAGGTGGTGTTACTTGTTCGTTCGGCTCAATGCTGCTGCGACTGCGGAGACCCCGGCTTCGGAAACTGGCTTCGGCTTGTCCTCTGCCAATGGCTCCTGGGCTTCAGTCAACACTTTTGCATCGATTTTCTTTCCAGTTGACGTTGGAAAGTAGTTCTCACGGATTGTAACTAACTTCTCCTTGTAATCACCTTCTGCGGTGAGTTCGACGCTCTCTGCGAGTGAGCGAACTTTCTCAACTTGGGTCTGTGTCAATCCTTCACAGACACCCTGGAGAATTTCTACTTTCTTTGCTTCGCCAAGCTGCTTCTTGAGTTCCACGCTCTTGGCAACTTCTTCGTTCAATGATCCGGTCAATTCCTCAACCTTGGTGGCGAGTTCGTCGACGAGGTCAACTTTCTCGGCTGGAATGTCAATGTAGTGCTCCAAGAACAAGTTGCGGAGTCCACCAATGAATTCCTCGGTCAATTCTGAGCGGAGACCCTTTTCGATAGCGAGTTCGTTGCTCTTCATCCACTCTTCGACGACATAATCGAGATAGTCATTGACTTGCTCGGTCAAGTTGTCACGAACTTCGATCACGGCGGCTTCAAACTTGGCGGCGTAGTCAGCTTCGATAGACTCGCTGATGCTCTTGATCTTGTCGGTCACGCGAGCTTCGTAAATGGTACCAATCTTGGTCGTAAATTCTTTCGGGAGTCCTGTCTCAGAAGCGAGAATAGCTGCGACGTCCTCAGAGATAGACTTTTTCCACTCTTCGGTCAAATCGCCCTTTTCCAATCCAGCGTGAATGCGATCTTCGAGTTCTTCCTCTTCCTCAGTCTCTTCTCCCAAATGAGAGGGGTCAATAACTTGCGCTTCGGAACCTGCGAGCTTTTCAGCAGGGGCCTTGGTGCCGCTGTCTGGTTGCTTGCCAGGAGGGGTCGCTTCTTTTGCGTGAACGTCGAGTTTCTTGTCGCTGTGTTCCTGTGGTGTGTCGCCACCAAGGTCCTGCACTTCACCTTCAACCTTGTGCATCTCTTCTTTTGGGGCAGAAGCCAGGCTGCCTTTGAGGATTTCTGCCGCGGCTTCCATGAGATTATTCTTCTTCATTGGGTAACTCCTTGTTGTGTGCGTGATGACTATTTATAATACTTGATACCTGTCTCTGTCTATTTTCGCCCTGTCTTGGTGATCCCGTCCATGAAATCCGTAAAGAGCTTGGCTGCGGCTTCCTGTAGCTGCTTGGTGCTGTATTTTGGGAGGTCGGTATAGAGCTTTTCGACCTGTGATTCGACCCAGGTGCCCTTGGCGGCTTCAAACACCCACTCACGACCCTCCATGATTCCGGCCACAAAGGCATCGGGGGCTGAGGGGTCCGCTACAATGTCGGCCGCTGTGGCCAACTGAAAATCGTCCTGGACCATGTTG